TTTTCCAAGAAATAAACAAAGAAGTAGCAGTTGATGTTTTGGCAACTATGGGTCTTAGCCGTAATCAGGCTCAAGCATTCATTAATGAGTTTTCAGAAAACCTTACTAAGTATCATTCTGACTTAAAACGCGATTCTTTTGCTATGGACCCAAGCGGTGTTAGAGCAGTGATTGACCCACAGACTCAACGCCAACTAGCCAGTTCTACTCCACTCATACCAGTTGGTAAAATTGTTCGTGAGGCAGGCAGTGTAAATGGTGCTTTGAATCCAACTAAGATGACCTTTACTTCTGCTGGTCGTTTCCTTTTTGAAGGTGGCAATAGGTTATTCTCGTTGGCTCAATTGGTTCGCCCAGCATATATTCCTAAAAACTCTATCTTTGAGCCAATGAACGCAGCAATTATGTCTCAAGGTTCTAAATTTGTTGCTGACAGTGCACAGACTTTTACTAGAAATACTCTCTTTAATAATAGACAAAGATTTAATCAGTTGGTTAATAAAGCCAATATTAAAAGTAAACAACGCCGAGAGGCTATCAAAGAAGAATACGGTTTATTAACAGACCAGTATGACAAGGCCGTAGATATAGTTGATAATGCTGTAGCCGAATGGGTCGAGTTCTTTGTTGCACCAAATGCCCGTTCTCCTATGACCAAGGTTGATAATGCTGCTCAAGTAACAGATGACCTTAGGGCAGCCGAGCGATTGATTAACAATCTAGAAACAAGAATGCGTGATAGGGCTAGGGAGTTTGGATTACAAAGAGAAGAAGTTCCAACTCTTTATGGTTTAATTCGACGAGTTCAATATCTTAAGACATTAAAAGACCCAAAGATTGCAGGAGAAATCCGCGCTGCGGAGTTGGCTATTACAAAGGCCGCAGGAGATATCAATACTCTTGCTCCTGACCTTAATGTTCTTAATACTACTATTAAAAGCGCTTATGACGATATCGATGCACTACTGGTTTCTATGGGACCAACCCGTAAAGAACTTGCTGATGAGTTTTCTGTTGTAGATAATGCTCGGATTCGTAAACGCGGACGTCAAGAAGAAGAAGGTTATGTCTTAAGTAATGGACAAACTGTTATGCTTCCTCGTCTTGAAAGTCAGAATCATTTAGGTTCTGCTTATAAGGCTGAAATATCTAACCGCAATACACGCGAGATAGAAATTCTTGGCGATAAACAATTTGCTGCTCGTAGTAAAATGTTAGGTCGTCGTACAGCAGGTAATATTACTGATGTTACTAACCCATTATATTTTGACGAACTTGCTTATACCGTCAATAACTATATGCGTGGAGACCCATTAGTTGACCAGATTCTTGCTGGTCGTTCTCGTGATGAAATTATTCAGACTTGGGGCCTAAAGCGTCCAGGACGTTCTTATGCAGATGAATTTGGTCGTGACCCTTCAGAAATCATAGATATAATTGATGACCAGATTTCATATGTCAATCGTTATCTACCGACTTTAGAGGCAAGAGCCGCTGCTCTTCAAGGTGAGGTTCGTGGAAATCAGTTAGCCCAACTATTGGGCGACAAGTTAGATAGACTGACTCCTATTAATCCGCTTGAGAACAAGTACGCAACACCTCTTATGCAATCTAAGAGTTTCTTAGATGGGTTCGACAGACTTACAGGAAAAGCCTGGGCAGGTCTTGCTGCTCCTGAAAATATCATTCGTTGGGCTTGGGGTAGCGTAGAACTTAAGACACGTACTGCCCAAAAATTAGAATTACTAGCATCTCAAGGCTATGATATTACAACGGGAACTGTTAACTCAGTTCGTCAAGCAGCAGCAATTGAGATGGTTAGAGAAGCAGAAAAAACATTCTATTCGGTACGTCGTCAGAATAGAGCATTGTTTGCTGCTCGTACTGTTCTTGCTTTCCCTAACGCATCTGCTAGCGGTATATATCGTTATACTCGCTTTGCTGCTAAATCGCCTCAGCGTATGTCTGGGTTTCTTAACTCTTACTATGGAGTTTATAACTCCTTCGGTGTAGATAAATATGGAAATCCAGTTGAAGATGTTTTAGATGCAGAATATTTATTGGTTCCTGGAACTAAAGAACTTGGCCTAAAAGATGGCCGAGGGATAATGGTTGGAACTAGGGCTATAAACTTCCTTGCTAACTTTGCTGGTCCTTCATATATTGTTCCTGCTGCTTTAGGTCAAGTATTGGCCTTAAAGCCTGGAAACGATAAGATTATTAAGCAAGCAATTGAAGATACATTTGGTAAATTACCTGGGTATTCTTACGAAGAGTTGTTCCCATATGGTCTTGAAACAGATTTAGGCAAGGCTGGAAGTCAAGTATTTACCCCTGCTTGGGCCCGAAACCTTGCACTATGGGCAAACGGAGATGACTCAAAGAAAGAATGGGTTGACTCTTATACCTCTGAGTGGAATTACCAAATGGCTTTATATGATATGGGAATTGGTAAAAAACCTACAGATAAATCAGTAACTAAAGCAGCAAGAGCAAAATTTGGTGAAAAGTTTCTTTGGCAGTTTGCTTCTATTCTTGGAACTCCAGCAATAGTAGATTCTCGTCCTGACAGTATCTTCTCAACATACTTTAGAAATGCTGTTGATAAGTATAAGGCTCAAGGTATGAGTGATAGAGATGCCAAGGCTGCTGCTGAGGTTGAACTCAATACTCAGGTTCTAGCATTTGGTGCAAAGAATCCATTCCCAATGGAGCGTTTGTATTATGGCGCAAAGCGCCGTCCTAAGGCTGCTTATGTTACTCCAACGGCTGAAGGATATAGCAGAGTATGGGAAGAGTTTTCAGGTCTTACAAAAGAATTGGCTCTTAAAGATAAGAACCTTATCGGTCTTATTACTGCCGACCTTGCTGGTGAAAAATCAGACCCTAATATAGCCAGGATTTTAAACAAACCAGGAGTTACTCTACCTGATGGAACAACGTTAAACTTACCACTTAAGTCAATAGCAGATGTTGAAAAAGATATTGAAGTAGGTAGAGTTTGGAACGCGTATGTAGCCTATAAGGCTGACCTTAACAAACTTGCTAGAGATAAAGGATATGCAAGTTATGCTTCCGTAGAAGTCTTACGCACCGCGCTTAAAAACTATGCAAATCAATTAGGTGAGTTTAGTCCAGATTGGAAATTTGAATTCGATAAAAGAGAAACTAAAAATACTCCTTTCGTGTATGCTTGGGGTTTAACTAAGATTGTCAACAACGATGCTTTTATGAAGAAACACGGTAACACTCAGTTCTGGGTAGACACAGAAGCATTGATGCGATATAGAGATAATTATGTTAAGTTATACCAAGATGCTCCTTCGGGGAGTAAATCAAAAGTACAGAATGCTTGGAATGAATATCTTAACCAAGTGATTCCATTAGTAGACCCAAAACTTGCAAACATCATTGACAGATATCTTGAAAACGATAGTCTAACAGAGGTAGGTAATGAGTAGATATAGAGACGCGGCTGGCATACCAGACCCTAAAGCCGAACTCCAAGGCCTTAAAGAAGATTTAGCCGCTAAAGGCAGTAAAAAAACTATTAATTACATCTGGATGCCAGATAAAGATGGCACTTTAGTTAAAAAAGATTCTGCTTTTGTTAAAAAGTCTTTTTCTACTCTATCTAAATCTGCTCAACGAATTCTTGCCGAGTATGTAATTGCTGTCCAGAATCGTCAACCTACCGATGCTGCTCGCAGGACCGTATTTAATAGTCTTATAGATGCTGCAGTTGCTTCTTACAAAGAGGGCAAAAAGAATACTCCTTGGGACATCTTGGAGATTCAATTAAAGAATGCCCCTAAGACCAGTGATACGGCTATAACCTATACCTCATACGACAAGATTTCCTCTGATGCAATATTGAGTAATGCTGCCAAGCAACTAGGTTTTTCACAAGGTTCATTTGCTCAATTTGGGGAACAAGACCTTGCTGACTTTTATGAGAAACTAACAGAAGCAGCCAAGGCTGGTGGCAAACAAACCCAAGTTAAAATTCTTCCAGATGGAACTCAAGAGACAGTTATTAGCGGCACAACCTTTGATGCGAACTCTTTTGCTAGAAACTATCTATGGTCTAAGGTAAACATTGGCGACGTTAAGACGCTGCCTTCTTCGGTCATAAATCAGATTGATGCCTTAAGAAGTATACTTAAGTCTAATGGCTTAGGATATTTGAGTGATAAAGAAATTGCTAACTATGCGGTTCAATTAAGTAAAGGCGAAGTTGATTTAACTAGCCTACAGAAAGACTTTAATGCTAAGGCTGCTGAACTTTATCCACTATTTGCTGAACGCCTTAGGGCAAATCCAAATCTTACTGTTAAAGACTTAGTTCAACCATACGTAAACCTAATGGCTAAATGGTGGGAGATAGACCCATCTACAGTTGAATTAGATGACCCAGACCTAGATAAGTTTATTCGTCCAGACGGCACAGCGGGCAAAGTTCCAATGGGAAATCTTTCTGATTTTACTAACTATCTTAAGAACCATCCAAATGCTGAAAAGACATCTTGGGCTAATGATTCTGCACGTGACCTGGCTACAGGTTTTGGTCGTATTTCTGGATTTGGAGTATAAATGGCACAAGATGAAGATATCCGCAGAGCAAGAGCACAACGAGAAAGAATTAAAGCAGCAGCCGATGCAAAGGCTGAGGCAGAAGCCAAGGCAAAGGCTAAGGCAGCAGCCAAGGCAGAAGCCAAAGTTCCACCTAATCCTAATGCCTTGGCTGATTTGCAGGCTGGCATTGCTGAGTCTAAAGAACAAGTCAATAAAAAAAACTTAGAGATAGCAACTATTGCTTTAGAGCAAGCATATACTGCTGGTGTTGACCCAAAAAATTTAACTGCTGCTAATTTTGATGCTTTTGCTAACGCAACAACTAAGGCTAATGTTGCCGCAGCAGGAGTTAATCCGACAGAAAATTATACTGGTAGAGGACTGTCTAACGACCCATTGAAATTAAATGGTGTTCTATTTACTGGAACACGTAATAATATAGAATATAAAGATGGCGTTGTTAAAAATGCGTCCCGTGCTGATATTCTTGAAGCAGATAGAAATGCAGCAGAGGCGTTTGAAGCCTCTAATAGAGCAAAAATAAGCCCACTCTTTAATCCTAAAATACGCCCAGCAGGAAAAATAGATAAAGATATGATTATTTATTGGTCTTGGGTAGGTGGCAGAACAAGCGGTAAATGGCAAACATATCGCGCTACCGCAACTCAAGACAATTTAGAAAAATATGGCTCTCGTGTATTTGGAGGAGAAACTCAAGCAACTTTTGATTCTATCCAAGGCGTAAATGCTTTAGTTAAACAACCATTACCATTTTTTGTAGATGCTCCTGATGGAAAAAGTAAACGGTTTATTGGATATCAATTAGATGGGACAGCATTTACGGGTAAGGGTTTCTCTACGGCGGAAGAGGCTTTGGCTAATACGCCTACTGATACCGACACTTTTTATTCTGATGGTTCTACTGGTACTGGTATTGGTACTGGTATTGGAACTGGCACTGGTACTGGTGGTACTGGTGGAAGTGGGAGTGGTTTTCCTACAGGCCCAAGCCTAGCCAGAGATACATTTAAAAATACTTTAGCATTATTTTTTGGAGCCACCGAAGCCAGTAAGCCTTGGGCAGACGCTCTTTACGGTGCAGTAACAAAGTTTTACAGAACTGGTTCATCAGTAGATGAATCTTTTAACTTAGCCTTACTTGATGCTAGAAACAACCCAGCCTTAAAACCATTTACTGACAGATTTAAAGGCATCTATGCCCTTCAAGATTTAAAGGTTAGCGGTAAACCAGTGCTTGTTCCAACCATTGCTGAGTATGTTGTATCTCAGGCAAAAATGGCAGATGTTTTAAAAGAAGCAAATCTTGGGAGTATTGCAACAGAAGAGTTTACAACTGAACTTATTAGCAAAGGCAACTCAGTTACTACTATTGCTGACAAGATAGCCAAAGCATATCTTCGTATTGATATGGCTCCTAAGGCTATTAAAGATACTTTGAGCCGTTACTTTCCAACTGTTGACAGAACTACTCTTGCTAAGACTTTACTTCTCGGCGAAAAGGGTGTCAATCAACTTGTTGATGAACTTGAGCAATATGAAGTTCTCGCCGCTGCAGAGCAACAAGGACTTGGAGCAATTAACCGAGCAGGCGGAGTAACTGAAGAGCGAGCAAAAGAATATGCTCGTACTGGTGGAACTTTCTCATCATTACTACCTAAGTTTGGACAAATAGCAACAGCACTACCTACGACAACAAAACTATCTCAAATTTCTAAAGTTGAAGATGTTGGTCAAGTAGGTTTAGAAAAGGCTATTATTAGTCAATCTGCAAAAGAACTTGAAAAATTACAAGAGTTGACCGAACAAGAAGAAGCCAGATTTAGAAGCAAAGCAGGACGAGCAGAACTCGGACTTGCATCACAGCGCAGAGCAAATCGCGCTTTTTAAATAGAATCCTGAGCGGACCTATCGGCCCCGCCAGAGTAACAGACCGATAGCAAGAGCCAACCCACAGTCCCCGCGTGGTCATTGAGGCTTGCGACTAACAACGAATAGAAGGGTGGTTGCTATGAGCAACAACTACTGGGAAGACGAAGAAGACGAACTAGATACCAACGATGGCCTAGATGGAAATGACTTAGTCAAAAAACTAAGAAAAGCCAAAAGGTCAGATGAGAAACGTATCAAGGAACTTTCTGAACAACTTGAGGGATTCCTCAAAGATAAGAAAGAATCAACCGTCCGTCAAGTCCTAGAAAAGAAGGGCGTAAACCTAAAGGCTGCACGTTTAATTATGAAAGACTTGGAAGAAATTAACGAAGAGACAGTTACTAACTGGCTCGGAGATAATGCCGACCTATTCGGAATTAAAATGTCAGATGCCCCCGAAATAGACAGGAACAACCTTGCTGCATTACGCAATCAAGATGTTCTTACTCAGGGAGCGGTTACTCCCGACAAAACGCAAGATGTTGAATCGCGTCTAGATAACGCATCCTCTACCGAGGAGATTCTAAGTCTCTTGCGTTCACAACAATAATCCGTTCATAGTCAAGGAGACTAAAACTAATGTCACAATTTACATCAACCGCGAGCACATCTCTCGGTGGTACAGTTGGTGGCGCAGGTCTCGTACAGAAGGCGTATGACCGTCTTCTCGAGTTCGCTCTCCGTTCAGAACCACTACTTCGTTCTGTCGCAGATAAGCGTCCTGCCCGTCAAGCAATCCCAGGTTCAACTGTAGTGCTACAGCGCTATGTTGACTTGGATGCAAAAACTTCAACACTAACAGAGACAACTGACCCAGATGCAGTTGCTCTAACAACCCCAACATCAGTAACCATTACTCTTAACGAGTACGGTAATGCTGTCCTAGTAACCCGCGCTCTTGAGTTATTCTCACTAGCAGACGTAGACCCAGCAATTGCAAATATCATTGCATACAACCTTGCTGATTCTATTGACAAGGTTGTTTCAACAACTCTTATCGGCGGAACTAACGTAATTTATGGTGGTAGCACTGCTACAAGCACCGCAACAATTACTGCAGCCGCAACAATTGATTCAGCAGACATCCGCAAGGCTGTCGCTAAACTCCGTGCTAATAAGGCCAAGGCTCGCCGTGGTTCTTACTACTGGTGCGGTATCCACCCAGAAGTTTCCCACGACCTGCGTGCAGAGTCTGGAAACCTAGGCTGGAACTTCGCTCACATCAACTCTGACCCAGCCGTTAATAACGTATGGGCTGGAGAAATTGGCGATTACGAAGGAGCATTCTTTGTTGAGTCTTCTCGTTTGCCAAATGCTAAAGATGGCGCAGACCAGGCTACTCTTGCCACAACCGCAGTAACCGTTGCAGGTACATCAGCAGGCTTCACCTTTGGTGTTGCTTCTTCTGCTGTAATTGCAACCCGCGCTGAGGTTGGCGACAAGATTTCTGGAACTGGCATTGCATCTACTGCAAAGATTACTGCTATCAGCACTTCAGGTTCAACAACTACATTCACTGTAGATGTTGCTAACACTGCTGCAGTTACCGCTACAACAACTGTAACTGTAACTCCAGTAACACGCGTATTTGATACTATCCTCTGCGGACAGCAAGCACTTGCTGAGGCTGTTGCAGAAGAGCCACACATTGTTATCGGAAACGTAACCGATAAGTTGATGCGCTTCCGCCCAATGGGTTGGTACGGCGTACTCGGCTTTGCACGTTATCGTGAAGAAGCACTGTATCGTATTGAATCAGGCTCCTCAATCGCTGCTCTCTAGTTGATTGACTCTGAGGGGTAGGCCTAGAAATCTACCCCTTCGGGGTGAGTTCATTAGGAGGACTTATGACTGAATATATTTTTACAACCCCTGTGGTTGAAGAAGGCCCAGCAGGTCAAGCCCGCCTATTCTATTTTTATAAACTTGACAGAGGCATTACAATAGTACTAAAGCCTACAGGTGGATACGCACAGATTCGTTACCCAGTCGATGGTGACTTGAAAGCATTCCCTGAAGTATACGCAGGTGGCTATAACCACACAGTAGATGATGCTACTAAGGCAGCACTAATTGCTGGCGGTGTAGGTGTCACAGAGGATAACTTTACAGCGATATGAAACATTGGGAACATCACCCTGAGCCAGTAGAAGGATGCTTTGGTTGCAAGGGTTTGAGTATACAGATGAACGCTGGCGATGCGGATAGTCGCAGAACTATTCCAAATAAAAAGTTCAACAAAGAATTGGATGCCTACAAAGAGGCGAGAGCCCAAGGCATTCAGCCCGCTGGAACTTCTATGAAGAAGATTCAAGAGGCAGTTAAGGCTAGTGAGATACTGGGTAAACCTTATGACTCTAGCAAAATGGCACCAACAAAACATATAAACAAACAATCAGCAGCAGTACTTAATCAACTAGGAGCATAATATGCCAATGGTAAATGGAAAAGAATTTTCATACGGTAAAAAAGGTATGGCTATGGCAAAGAAAGAAGCCAAGAAGTCAGGTAAGAAAATGGTTATGAAGGCTGGAGCCAAGAAGATGGCTATGAAAAAAATGGGTAAGAAGAAGTAGTCAATCTAACTATAGAAAGTAAAACAATGAACGAGCAAGAATATGAGAATAGAAAATCGTGGCTTATAGACACGGCAGAAACGCCTAAAGATAGAAAGAATCTTCCAAAAGAATTGGCTGACCTTAAGAAACTTTATAAGGCTAGTAGAAAAGCAGGCGGAATAGATAACTCTAATGCTAAGGCTCACGTTGCTGAACTCTATAGAAACACAAGGTCAATCAAATATAAACCGAACACCAAACTTGGTGGACGCGAGATGGACCCTACAAAGATTCCAGGTTTTAAATTTGGAGGAGGAACAGAGTAATGGCAAAGAAAACAGGTAAGGCTAATCTTGGTCCTGAGATGGCTAAGAAAGCATATGAGGCAAAACTATCTGCGCGAGTTCCTTATAGCCCTGAGTGGGATGGTAAGCCTATGAGACAAAAAGAAACTTTTGATAGCACAAGAGTTCAAAGAGTACCAGGTAAAACTGTAATTGGTTCTCTTGCTAAAGGTGTAGCCAGTGGTGGAGTAGCAGGTTTGGCTTTAGGTGCAGTTGCTGCATATAAAGCAGAACTTAAGGCAGCAGCCGAAGCCAAGAAAAAGAAAAATCGGATGAACTAAATAATGTCATCAGGACAATTGAAACCGCACTACGGTTTTAACTCTGTGCAAATCAGAGATGGATATGTGGTGCGGTTAAACAAGAATGGAACAGTAAGAGCAGTACTAGGAAAGTATGGGGAATATGGCAAGCAAAGCAGACCCAAGGCTTAAGAGGGCAGGCGTAGCAGGGTTTAATAAACCTAAGCGCACCCCTGGACATCCTAAGAAGTCACACATTGTAGTGGCTAAACAAGGCAGCCAAGTCAAGACTATTCGTTTCGGCGAACAAGGTGCTGAGACTGCAGGCAAACCTAAGGCTGGAGAGTCTGAAAGAATGAAGAACAAGCGTGCATCTTTCAAAGCACGCCATAGCAAGAACATTGCCAAAGGTAAACTAAGTGCTGCCTATTGGGCAGATAAGGTGAAGTGGTGAAGAAGAAAGCAAAGCCTAAGGCTAAATCTAAAGTCAATGAGGCTGGTAACTACACTAAGCCTGGTATGCGTAAAGCACTATTCAATAAAATTAAAGCAGGCTCCAAGGGTGGAGACCCAGGAGAATGGTCTGCTCGTAAGGCACAGTTACTTGCTGTGCAATACAAGAAGGCAGGCGGAGGATACAAATAGTGGCACTGGCTAAATCACAAAAGTCTTTAAAGAGTTGGACTAAACAGAAGTGGAAAACTTCTGATGGCAAACCTTCTAAGGGTAAGAAGAGATATCTACCTGAAGCAGCGTGGGCTAATCTAACTCCTGCTGAGAAGGCTGCTACTAATAGAGCAAAAGCCCAAGGTAATAAAAAGGGCAAACAATTTGTTAAACAACCAAAATCGATAGCAAAGAAAACGGCTGGGTATAGATAATGGCAACAGGCACAGCAGGTAGTTCATTCACAAGCGAACTTAATCGCTTAGCAAATAGTGGGACATATCCAGCATTGAGTTCATATCTGACTGCTACTGCTGCTGCTAATGGGTACGCAGGGACAACAGGTAAGACACTCATTGGAGCACTTAATCTAGAGGCTGATGCTAATCGCCAACCTAATGACTTTAAGGCTTTGGGCGGTATATGTAATGAACTTGCTGGAACTACTAATCTTTCACCTATGGAAGCCTTAAGGAGTATTGACGTATGACAACACTTGCAGAAATGATTGATGAAGTTCTTATCAATCTTTCAGGCTATACCTATCAACAAGACAGAAGCACATACCTTACTGCTGCAGTCACAACATTAACTTCCCCTAGTTCTTCGCCAACAATCTTGAGCCTCGGCTCCACTGATTCAGTAGGTAAAGGTGTCCTAGAGGTAGGCGAAGAGTTGATGTGGGTTGACTCATTTGACCGTATTGCTAATACAGCAACTGTTGCGCCCTATGGGCGTGGCTATCTAGGTACTACTGCCTCAACTGCTGCCGTAGATACCAAGGTAACAATCTCTCCTATATTTCCTAGATATGTAATTAAGAAGGCTATCAACGATACTATCCGAGCAGTCGGAACTCAATTGATGGTTGTAAAGCAAACTACTTTTACCTTTAACGCAGCCCAAAATACTTATGACTTAAGTAACCTTAATATTGAATCTATCCTTACTGTTATGTGGCAAGACATTGGGCCATCTTTGGAATGGATTAGAGTCAATCGTTATGACTTTGACCCCTTAGCAGAGGCAACTTACTGGGGTGAGGGCAGTCAAACAATTAGCATTTATGATTATATTACCTCTGGTCGTACAGTAAAAATTATGTACGTTACCCAACCTACAGCATTTACATCTAATAGCCAGACTTTTACAACTCAGACAGGATATCCCGAATCAGCAAGAGACGTAATAATTTTAGGTGCAGCGTATAGACTACTTGCTTATCTTGACCCAGCACGTGCGTCTCAGATTAGCCCACAGGCTGATGAGATTGACGCCAAGCGTCCGTTCGGTTCATCTAATAATGCTACTCGTCAACTCTTTGCTCTCTATCAGCAGAGACTAAGAGAAGAAATTTCTTCTTTCCAAGGTCAGTACCCTCCCCGCATTCGTTTTAACCGATAGGAACATAAATGCCAACACGTCAATACTCGTCCCGTAGCCAACAGTCAACACTGACCAGTGCTATAACCGCAGGCGCTGCTACTATGACAGTAGTTAACGGCTCAGCCTTAATGGGTGGTCAGAGCATTCCTGCAGGTAGAACCTTTACTTTAGTTATAGATGTAGATACTGCTCTTGAAGAAATCGTAGATGCTACGGCGGTATCTACCAATACATTTACAATTACCCGAGCCATTGATGGTTCATCTGCACAGTCACACTCAGCAGGCGCAGTAGTAAGACATATGGCTATCGGTAGAGATTACCGTGATGCCAACCTACATACCCAGGCTGCTGCCTCTTATAATGATGGCGCAGGTAATGCCCAGTCAATGCACGGCATTGCATCTGGCGAAGGTGATGTAGTAGGTACAGCCAAGGCACAGACCCTTACTAACAAGACTCTTACTACCCCAATAATTTCTAGCCCTACAATTACTGGAACATCTGGTCTTGAAACCAGCATAGTATTTGAAGGTGCTACGGCTGATGCCCACGAGACTACCCTGACTGTAGTCGAGCCTACACAGGATAATGAAATCACCCTACCTAATACGACAGGTACAGTAGTCATTGCTACGGCTTCTCAGACCTTGACCAATAAGACCCTGACCAGCCCTATCATCTCTGGTAGCCCTGTAATCACTGGTCTATCTAGCGCAGGTATGTCTGCTTCCTCTGCTACCCCGAAGGATTATGTAGATAGCATTCTAGGCTCAGCAACTGCTGCAGCAACCTCCGCAGCCTCGGCTGCTACGAGTGCTACCAGTGCTGCTACCAGTGCTACAAGTGCCTCTAATAGCGCCACAGCCTCGGCAACGAGTGCCTCAGCAGCAGCCACAAGTGCCACAAGCGCTGCTGCTTCGGCTACCGCTGCTGCTACATCTGCTACAAGCGCAGCCGTTTCTGCTACGGCAGCGGCTACTTCTGCTACTAGCGCTGCAGCATCGGCAACTGCTGCTACTACTTCAGCCACATCTGCTGAGACAAGTGCTACATCATCGGCTACATCAGCCAGTGCTGCTGCTACTTCGGCAACAGCAGCAGCGGCATCAGCAACGGCTGCAGCAACTAGCGCTACATCTGCAGCAGCATCTGCTACCGCAGCAGCCACATCAGCAACTTCTGCTGCTGCTAGTTATGACCAGTTTGATGATAGATACCTTGGCAACAAGTCATCTGACCCGACATTAGATAATGATGGTGGCGCACTACTAACTGGTGCACTTTACTTTAATGATGTCATTGATGCTATGAAGGTTTACAACGGCGCTTCTTGGGACTTAGTAGCCCCTGACACATCAGCCTTTATTGACAAAGCAATTCTTACCGCTAAAGGTTCTCTTATCTCAGCAAGCGGAGCATCTACTCCATCTGTCTTAACTGTTGCCTCAACCAATGGATATATCTTGGCTGTTGACTCTGCAACCACAACAGGTCTTGCCTGGATTGCTAATGACCAAGGAGATATTACAGCAGTATCTGCTGGTACAGGAATTACAATAGCAAGTAGCACTGGTCCAATTCCTGCAGTATCTATTGACTCAACTGTAGCAACTACTAGTGGAACTCAAACTTTTACAAACAAAACAATTAGCGGAGCAAATAACACTTTATCTAATATTGGTAATGCATCTTTAACTAATTCAAGCATTACACTCAATGGTACTCCTGTCTCCCTCGGAGGCAGTGCTACTATTGATGCAGGAACCGACCCAGTATATGTCATAATGGGCGCACTTTAAGAAAGGATACAGTAACTAATGGCTGTAACATCTAAAACGCTGGCTAGAACAGCAGCAGCAACAGCAAGCGCAACCCTATACACACAACCTAATACTACAACTACTACAGTAATCACCAATATGTTGGTGACTAATACTACTGGCAGTACTGCTAACTTTACATTAACCATTGCTGGAGTAACTGCTGCATCATCAGTATCTGTTGGTGCCTATGACACCACAGTAATTGATATGAAGCAGGTTATTCCACCAACTAGCCCTGCTACTACAATTGCTGGACTTGCATCTACTACTGGTGTAAGTTTCCATATCTCTGGAGTGGAGATTTCTTGATGGCACCTGTATATAGATTAAAAGCCAGTAGTATAAAAGGCAGAACTAATTACGGGAGTATGCTGGCTGGGAATAATGCTTTTGCACCTTTTGTCAACACCCCAGCCGTAACTTCAGGTCTTACGCATTGGTTTGACGGGTCTGATTCTTCAACTATGACTGTATCTAGTGGAAATATCTCTGAATGGAATATCAAATCACCTGCTAGTGGTGGAGCAAATGTTAGTCAGGCTACAGGAGCAAGACAACCTGATTTGGAGTCATCTGTTCAAAACGGAAGGTCGGCGGTTAGGTTCAAAGACGCTAACCTTGATAACCTAAAAAGCACTACGCAACCGACTACTGGTACTGGAGCATTTACAGTATGTATTGCGGGGAAATCTACGGATACAAATACAGACCAAACAATGGTTTCTTGGGGTACTTCAAACGCTGTAGGAGCAGGGTGGAGTAACATTTTTGAGGATGATGAAAAAATATCAGGTGGTTATGCTGGAGGCAGAGACGATAACTATGTTTTTAGTGACAGCGCCTACAACAACACTTGGTTTACTATAGTAACTACAGGTTCAGGCACATCCTTAAAAGGGTTTTTTCAAGATGAATCAAAAAAGACAAAAACAACTCCTACAGTAAATGTTAGTAGTAACTCTGAGTTTTTTCTTGGTTGGCTAACTAATCCTTGGTATGAAACATTTGGTTTTGATGGGTACATTGGAGATGTTCTTATCTACAACAGAGTGCTGACTGACCAAGAATGTACTGATATGCGTGACTGGCTACAAGAAAAGTGGGGTATCTAATGACATATTATATTTTTTCAGATATAAATGAGTTTAATGAATGGCACGAAACTATTATGGGAGAGTTAGGAATACCTGACGGATTAGGAACTATTGAATACACTATTCCTATGGTTCACCCTATAAATGGTTCTGTAGTTTGTACTATAGACGAAAGAGCCAATATGAATAATCGACCATCGTTAAATCGTGATGAAATGTATAACGCAGGTTACAAGGAAAGACCAACACCTTTAGAAAACCTGTAAATAAATGAAAGGCATTATGGAAATAACTTTTATAGATTATAGCGGCGAACACCGCGAACCGCCTACCCTTGCAAAAAATAATCTTCCTAGTTGGTATCAAGAAATGCCTCCTTATATGAACAATATAAAATCTACAAAAATTGTAAATGGTTCCCGTGTTACAACCGCAACTATAAAAAAATGTATGCCTGTTTTTGATACTTTAACTTCGGGATATTTATTAAATACTTGGTCAGATATAATTATAGAAAATATAAATAATGTTATTAGTTATCGTGTTACTGAACCCATTTTAACCGAACATAATATACAACAAGCACCTAATCACCCCGCAGTAAATATACAAGATGACATTATTGCCAAGTTTTTAAATAATTGGGGCATAAAAACGCCTGAAGGTTATTCTTGTTTATTTATTGCTCCTCCGCACAGAGAAAATCCTATTTCTATCTTAACGGGTATTGTTGATACAGACACTTACCATCACCCCGTTCATTTACCTTTTACCCTCAACAACCGTAATTTTACAGGCGTCATACCTAAAGGCACTCCCGTAGCACAAATAATCCCTTTTAATCGTATTGAGTGGGAAGCGCGTTATGAATCCGTAAACGAAGAAGATAATAAAAAAATGTTAGATAAACTTTATGAACATAATTTTAACGCGTATAAAACCAACTTTTGGTCGTCAAAACGTTATTCTTAGTTGGGTTAAAGTAAAACTACAAACAGAGTAAGAAAGTAGGGGACAATATGATACAAAAACAAGAGACAGTGGCTATCGGTTGGTGCGACAATGGCACCACCGATGGTAAGTTTACTGAAGGATTAATGACAGCAGTAATTGCTGGTCCTAACAATGGTATGCGCTTTACTACTAGCATACGTGTGCAGGGTAATCAGATAGGCAGACAACGCCAGATACTCTTTGATTACTGGGCAGATAAACTCAAGACAGACTGGATACTATGGGTAGATTCAGACATAGTTCTAAGCCTTGAGGCTATCCAGAAACTATGGCAGACAGCCGATAAGGTAAACCGTCCAGTAGTTAGCGGTGTTTACTTCATATCCAAGGAGAACGAGGGCAGTCTTATGCGCCCGTTCCCTGTCTTGTTTGATGATGTAAGTGAGTTTGAAGTTCGCTATCACCACCCATTGCCAGAGAATCAGGTAATTAAGTGTGACTCAGCAGGCTTTGGATTTGTGCTTATGCACAAGTCTATAGTTCCTAAGATGCGAGAAGCATTCCCTGGTAAAGGTATGTTTATGGAGACTGGTGATGGCAAAGATGAGCATTTTGTTGGCGAAGATATTATCTTTTTCCGCCGTATGAAGGCAGCAGGGATACCACTACACGCCCATACTGGAGCACTGGTAAAGCATATGAAACGCTTTAGCGTTGACTATGACTACTATGCATTGTATTGGGCTAACGAACATTTAAAGACAAAACTTAAGGAACAAGAGCAACAAGGAGAATAAGTGGCTGGTCGTGATATTACAGAAGGTCGCGGTTCTAATGTCGCGGACGTTGGTTATGCTATCGCTGTTGATGTTGGTGTAGTTGCTACTGATGCTATCTGGCAGAATACTGATATAGCCTATGATGTTGCTATCGGTGGTATGCCATTCATCTATGCCATCAATGATGCTAACCCATATATTCGCCAGACTGCTCCTTATAGGAAAGAACAATTCGATAATCAAACCGAGCCTGGTGAGCAGACCCTCACTGGTTGGTGGATTAGAAGCCAGTCATCCTTTCATAGCGGAACAGGAATTACTTTCTTTGACCCTGCTTTAGTAATCAATGAAAGCACATACCGCTTTGCCGACAGTCGTAATGTAGACGTTTGGACTAAAGGCGAAGTAACCCTACTTAATGCTGTTGCTGAAGAGCATTATGTTACAGGAGCAGTATCTAGTAACCTAAGAGCAAATCAATCTTTACGCTCTATTAAATATGGCAGCACTCAAGGTGTTCTTCTAAGAGATGAATATGATGTAGATAAGATTGCTCAAGATGGAACTGTCACTCACTTTGTTGATTATGTTTCTGGCACCGATGACAAAGTATTTGCTATCTGTGATGATGGAACTACTGCCTATTGGGTCACCAATGATACTGGCCCATCAGGCAAACTAGAGGTAAATAAGAAAGCCCTTACTGGTGATGCTTCTACTTCTGCAACAGTTATGTTTACAGCCAATGGTATTACTGTAACTAATGCGGTAATGGAGTTTGTCAAAGAGCGTATTGTTATGTGTGCTAATGACAAGGTATATGAGTTCTCCTCAGCAGCCTCAGCCCTACCTACTGCAGTTTATACACATCCATCTAGTAGCCACGTATTTACTAGCATAGCAGCATCAGGTCCTGCAATATATGTTGCTGGTTATAATGGCATTCAATCCACTATATTAAAATTTACCCTCAGTACCGCAGGTGTTATGCCTACCCTGACCCAAGCGGTAGTAGCAGCAGAGATGCCAGTGGGCGAGATTATCCATAAGATTCATTACTACTTAGGCTATATGATTATCGGAACCAATAAAGGTATTCGAGTATCTGTAGTATCTGATGTAGATGGGTCTATAAACTATGGTCCTTTGATTGTTGAAACTGACCAGCCAGTGTATGACTTCTGTTCACGTGACCATTATGTATGGGCAACGGCTGGGGTCGATGGATACCCAGGGTTAATTCGTATTGACTTAAGTCAGCAACTAGAGCCTTTAGTTTTTGCTTACGCAAATGACATTTATTATGGCACTTCACTTGGTCACGAAACCACAGCCTGTGCTTTTGCTGGTGATACTGATAGACTTGTCTTCTCATCAGAATCCAACACTGTTGGCGGGACTATTACTAATAAAGCACTTACAAGCAATGTTGCTACCTTGACAACTGCTACAGCCCACGGATTAAGCGTTGGAGATGAGGTATGGGTTCAAGGTGTTGACTCAACATTTAACTCTACGAATTTATTTACAATAACCGCTGCTACTACAACTACATTTAGTTATACCAAAGCAGCCACAAACGTAGCCTCAACTGCAGTAACCTCGGCAACTGCTTTAACAAATGTACCTGGTTATACTTACATTGAAAGCGCTAGTGAAAAAGCCACAAGTGGATATCTACAAACAGGCTTTATAAGATACAACACATTAGAGCCTAAAAACTTTAAACGTTTGATAGGTCGAGGTGAATTTGAATTCGGCTCTATGTCCCTACAAACAGTAGATAAAGATGGTTTAGCATATGATGTAGTCAGTTATGACGCATCAGTTCCAGCAGTAGAAGTAACTACCAGCCAGCCAGCAGGAGCACAAGAATTTTTAGCATATAAATTTGTTCTAACCAGAGACGCTACAGATAATACCAAGGGTCCTATCTTCAAAGGCTATCAGGCTAAGGCTACAATCGCTACACCTCGACAACGAGTAATTAGATTTCCCGTCTATTGTTTTGACGTGGAGACAGACAAGTACAATGTTATGGTCGGCTATGAAGGCCGAGCCTTAGACCGAATCAATGCTCTAGAAACCATTGAAGAAGATGGCGACATTGTTACCTGGCAAGACTTAACAACTGGCGAATCTCGTCAGGTTTCTATAGAACAAATACAATTCACTCGTATGACTCCACCAGATAGAGGGTTTACTGGCTATGGAGGAATGCTTACTATGACTGTAAGGACTGTGTAATGACACCTACCGAATGGGCTGGCCTAGCCGTAGCCACACTAACAATGATAACTGGATTTGCTGCACTTGTGCGATGGCTAGTCAAGCATTATCTCTATGAACTTCGCCCTAATGGTGGCTCAAGTCTGAAGGATAAAGTTGATTCTTTAGAAAATAAAGTAGAACTATTAACTGAATTAATCAAGGAATCTTTGAGGAGATGAATGAAACCTGTAGCCAAAGTAGCGTCACCTGCTGCTACTGCTGTGCTCCGTCAAGCGACAGCGTTGTTTCCGAAGCGCAAGAAACTGTCAGACGGGTTGTTGCCTTCGTTAGCGCATCAGAAAGCCAACCCGAATTCGGACCACAATACTGGGCTAGCAGTCGACTTGACCCACGACCCTGAGGGCGGTATTGATTGTGCTATCATTTTTGAGAAACTTAAAAAAGATGAACGAGTGGATTACCTCATATACAATAAAAAAATTTGGTCAAGAGCCAGACGCAAAGAAGGCAATAGGAAGTATACAGGTAGTAATCCTCACGTTAAGCATCTACATATTTCTATTAATGATACTCACCGCAGTGACACTAGCCCCTGGTTCTGGTGGCTAAATCAATCTAAAGTTGTGAATCAAATAAAGGCTAGATTAAAACCTATTCCTAAAAAGAAATATAATGTTGATAAATCCATTGTCGGCAATCTATTCAAAAAGAAATTACGTGTACATATGGTTTGCACTTGCAAGACCTGTCCTATCCATAAGAAAGGCAAATAATGAAAGCAGTTAAAAAACTAAAAAAGAAGTTTGCTAAACCAGAATTTAAGGCTGCCCTTAAGTCCTACCTTCGTGCTGTACTGGCATCGGCTGTGACTATGGGGATTGCTTTGGCTACTGACTTAGCCCCTGAGTATGCTGTTTTAATTGGCGGCCTCACTGCCCCAGCAGTTAAGTGGGCTGATAGAGCCGAGGCTGACTTCGGACGAAAGTTTGAAGAGGCTGCTGAGTAGTCCTTTAAACGTCCTATAAGGCGATTTAAGACCATAAGACCCCCAACCTAAGGTGATTACCTTGGGAAGGGGGTTCTTTTTCTTTTTGTCGGCGTGTCGGTTTGGTAAAAACTTTGACATCGTGTGTATAATTTATCTATAATAGATAATATATATAGGGGCGAAGCCCCTTATTATATATATAATATATTATAATATATACAACTAAATATTCCTAGCCCAAGTGTTGAGTACTCTCCTGTCCTCCGCTTAGGGCTAGGATATCTAACGACAGGAGAAGTAAATGATTCAATTACAGGGCTATGAACTGCCAGCCCATATATCTTATTCGGCATTCACCACATACCTGACTTGTGGGTATCAGTATTATCTAGGTCGACTGTTAAAACTACCCGAAGAGCCAAGCATCTGGTCTGCTGGTGGTAGAGCATTCCACGCAGCAACCGAGGAATGGGACCTAGCAAATGACTAATGCGTTATGGGCTAAAGCCTGGAGTGATGAGACCAAGGAACTTGATTTTACTAAGGCTAGAGTTGCTGGAAGAGCAACCATTGCTAACCCGAACAAGGAAGATGCTAACTGGTGGAATGAGAAGGGCCCACAGTGGGTCGATAACTACATCTCTTGGCGTAAGAGCAATACGAATTGGAAGATTTGGAAAACCCCTCAAGGGGCTAGAGCAATCGAAATAGAACTCAATCCTGTCATCGCAGACGTGCCTGTGAAGATGGTGATTGACCGTGTCTTTGAGGTTGATGGTGAACTTATTATCGTTGACCTTAAGACATCAGCGCGTAGACCAATATCTGACTTACAACTCGGCTTCTACAAAGTCGGGCTAGAGATGATGCTTGGTGTAAAAGTCAATCAAGGAAACTACTGGATGTCCAGAGACTCTGGGACAGGAGAGATGATTGACCTAAGTAGATATACCGTAGATATGCTCGAATATTTAGTGTCGGGCTTTGATAAGGCTCGCAAGGCTGGTATATTTCTTCCTAACCTATCCAGTTGTAGTTTCTGTGGACTCACAGAACACTGCACATTTACGAAAGAGAATAAATGAACAACGACGATTGGAAGATTCAAGTCTCCATCAAATCATCAGCATCTAAAGATGCAGATATGATTAACGTTCGCGCTAATACTGCTGACGAACTCAGTGTATTACTAGAGGGCGTATCTAATTACTCAACACAAATAGCAGCAACTGCTAAGATGGTTCAGGCAGCGTACACAACACTCCCTTTAGTGACGCCGCCTTCAATTCCCGCCACGCAGCCACCAGTCTCCTCCGTACCAGACCAGGCGCAGCAAGCAGGCCCTACTTGTATTCACGGACCTAGAGTGTGGAAGAGCGGTATAAGCAAAGCGTCAGGAAAACCATATGCATTTTGGTCTTGCTCACAACCAATGGGCGCTACACAATGCAGGCCAGTTAGTTAATAACCCATAAGAATTGAGACCACTTGCTGTTCGGGGAAGGTGGTAAGTGGTTTCAACTTAAGACAGGAGCAAGATGAAAACATTAGCAAGGTCAGTTGGTAGAAGTGATATAGGCGGAGAGCCCTTGCCCTCTGTGTTTAAAGCATTTGAAACTAATAAGATTATATTTCGTAGGGCAGAAGTATCAATGATGGCGGGAACGCCAGGTGTAGGTAAGTCAACACTAGCCCTAGGTTTAGCACTTAAGATGAAAGTTCCATCCCTTTACATCTCAGCAGATACCAATGCACATACTATGGCTATGCGATTAGCCTCAATGATTAGTGGTAAGAATCAAACTGACGTTGAGTATCTATTACAAAATGATTTAGGTTGGACTAGGGCTACCCTTGCTAAAGGTAGTCACATTGTGTGGTCATTTGAATCTAGCCCTAG